TTCTGTGTAATGTACAAGTAGAATGATGCATATGCTAGAGAAGAAACTGTATTGTAATAAGTTGTAAAGGGGTGACCACTAAAAGTCATGCCAGATATATCGTAATACATAAAATGTTGCCAGGGTTAACTAATAGAAACATATTGAGGTTATGTCTTCCTGAACAATTATAATATTTCCATTGGCCACTCGGCTAGGGACACGTTAGGCATCTTGACGAACATGATACTCCTGTGATCGAGCGCATTTTGTAAAAAAGTCTGCTCTAAAAGAGAGATATCTGGTACGTTGTCAATAAACCACTAGTTGTTCCTAAGTTGCTGAAACATAAGAGAGACCATTTTCTTAGTAATAGGGTCAACGCAAGATTACCTCAACACAGTATGTTGTGTGCTTTCAAAAGCACTACCATCGATAGAATGACTAAACATATCTTTTGTGACATTAGAAGTAAATATTTTCTGAAGTTGCTTCTTATTATAACCCTAAATGAAACCAGGGAATGCATTCTTTAACATAGGCCAGAACAAAGTTTGCAACAAGGTCAATAGGCCACAAAATTATTAACTGGGATTGCATATCGTGCGAGGCCTTTCTGAGACATTAGAAACTGAGTTGGAAGATATATTATTAGGATCGGTACAATAAACTTCTCCTCCCTTAAGCATGGTCTAGAAGGTACCTTTAGAGATTTTACTTGCATTACATTCTCGATAGACTTACTTAGTATAATTATCTTTCTTCATCTAACTGAAGCCCGTACGTGAGTTAATGTCTTGGAGAGGGTTATATTTCAGCATATAAGTCAAATCAAAATTTTATATGCGCTTCAATACACCAGGTAGAACCTCTAAGTACAGTGTTCTTGAAATTTGTCTTGAGAAGACTATTCTAAATAGAGATGCGAAGCGAAGAACCTATGGTAGAGGCCATAAAACAGATTATCGACAGTTTTAGTATGAAATTCGTAGTTGACTAATGGGTTAGTCCAACCAGTTTAAACATTCAAACTGTCATAAGTTGGTTGAGTCAATTCAAACTTGTAAATCTAACTCCCAAGATTACTATGATAATATCTCTACAATTAGTCCATGCTATTAGAGTGATACGTTTAATAACTTTGACTAAATGGCAGGTGGATAGGTAAATCTTTTATGGCTTAGTGGGGCTTATTTACATAGTAATTTGGAACAGGCTTTGGAGTATTTAAAATTGGAGTTTTGATTTTTTCGTTAGGTATAGTGTTCTATTGGATTATTATATTCTGTTGAACTTTTGACATTTGGCTATAATCAGGTATGCTGATCTGTTCGTTTATTTTTGACATGGTTTAGCTCAATCCATTCACTAGCAAGTTTTAATTAGTTAGTTTGATA